AAACATGCTGATGCAAACGGTAATGGTGATGATGTCTTTAATGGAAAAAATGTGAAGATGGCAGATAGAAAAAAACATCGTAAAGGTTACAATCCTGAAGAGGATAAAGAGCATTACGAAGAGGTTGAAAGACGTGCTGATTTTAAACAGGTTAAAGTAAAGTTACCAGATGGTAGAGTTGTGATGAAAAAATCAAGACCTGAAGTTAAGACAGAAAATAATAAAATTAAAGAAGCTCTAAAAATTGGAAGAGCTTTAGCTTTATCTAAATAAGGAGATTATAAATGGCAACAACATATACAAAGAGAAGTGAAGAATCAGTAATTATTCATTTCAGTGCAAATGGTACTGTTAAAGTTGTTGGTAATAATAGTGTAAGTAATCTTCATTCTGGAGAAGCTTATGCAAATGGTGATGAAGCAGATGTAACAAGTGCTTACATTAAACAAGCTTGGTGGGGAGCACCCAGCGGAGCTAATGCATATTGGACAGTTAAGAGAGGAACTTATGCAGGAGGTAATACTGTTTTAGTTCTTGACTCAACTGGTTACCACGATTATGCTGGTGGTGGAGGAGCAATTAAGATTGATTCTACTGGTGATATATCAGCAAACTTAACAGGTTCAACAGCCGGATTTTTACAGTTAGAAGTTCAACTAACTGGTGATTGGGCTAATACTTACGTATAGGAGATAACTATGAAACTCATGTGTGAAATAAACGAAGAGGTCAAGTATCTCGAGGAAGCAGATGATAAAGGCAATAAAGAATACTTTATTGAAGGTATCTTCATGCAAGCCAATAAACCAAATAGAAATAACAGATTTTATCCAACAGAAACACTACAAAAAGAAGTAAATAGATACAACGAACAATACGTTAAACAAAATCGCGCATACGGAGAACTAGGTCATCCTCAAGGTCCTACTATAAACCTTGAAAGAGTATCACATATGATTAAAGAGCTTCGCCAAGATGGTGATAACTTTATTGGTAAAGCAAAGGTCATGGATACTCCATATGGCAAAATAGTAAAAAATTTAATTTCTGAAGGTGCAAAGCTCGGTGTAAGTTCTAGAGGTATGGGTTCCTTAAAATCAGGAAGAGGTGGTATACACGAGGTTCAGAAAGATTTCTATCTTGCAACTGCAGCAGATATAGTTGCAGATCCTTCTGCACCAGATGCTTTTGTACAAGGAGTTATGGAAGGTGTTGAATGGGTTTGGGATAATGGTGTCTTGATACAGAAACATTTAGAAGATGCTAAAGAAGAAATTAACGAGGCAGCAAGAAAGAAGAAGTCAGATGCTGTTAAGTTAAAGGTTTTTGAGAACTTTTTAGAGAAGTTATCAAATAAGTAAGATTTATAAATAATATGAATATTAAAGCCTAAATTAATTTAGAGGGAGCTTACAAATGGCAAAAGATAAAGAAACAAAAATCGAAGAACAAAAGCCAGTTGAAGTTGAAGAGGTTAAAAAAGAAGCTAGCGAGCAAATTGAAGAGCAGTCTGCAGCTGCAGCTACTCTCAAGCCAAATTCAACTAAAGCTGAAATGATGAGCAAAGTCGTTAGTAAAATGGCTGGCATGTCAAAATCAGATTTATCAAGCATGATTGATAAAGTATTGGCTGGTGTTGGTAAAGAAGCAGATGTTATTCCTGCAGGTACTGCAGAAAAGAATAAAGCATCTGTTGCTGCAAAAAAATCAGTTAAAGAAGATGTTGAAGAAATGTTAGGTTCAGAAGAGTTATCTGAAGAGCTTAAAGAAAAAGCTTCAACATTATTTGAAGCTGCTGTTAACAACAGAGTTGCTATCGAAAAAGCACAAATTCAAGAAGAATTTGACAGCAAAATAGAAGAAGCAATTAAAGAAAAGACCGAAGAGCAACAATCTGCTTTAGTAGAACAAGTTGATAATTACTTGACCTACGCTGTAAATGAGTGGATGAAGAAGAATGAGGTTGCTATTAATTCTACACTTCAATCTGAAGTAATGGAAGGATTTGTTTCTGGTCTTAAGACTTTATTCAAGGAAAATTACATTGAAATTCCAGAAGATAAAGTTGATGTTGTTAATGAACTTGGAACTAAAGTCGAAGAACTTGAGACTAAACTCAATGAAGCTATCGATAAGAATCTTCAATTAGAAAAAGTTGTTGAAGATGCTGAAAAGTTAGCAATTTTCGATACAGTATCTGAGGGATTAGCAGAAACTCAAATTGAAAAGTTTAAGACAATGGCCGAAGGTATTGAATCAGAGAATCTTGAGCAATACGAATCTAAACTTAAGGTAATCAAAGAAAACTATTTTTCTGAAAAGAAAGTAGCACCAAAAACTGAGGAAGAAAAAGTTGATGGTGTCGATGATGCTGAAAAGGTAGAAGCAATTGCAGAAGAGTCTAAAAAGGCTGTTGGACCAATGTCTAATTATGTAAATGCTATATCACGCACACTTAAAAAGTAAATAAAAATAAATATGTCTATTAACAATAACATTTCCAAGGGGGAAAATTAAAATGTATCTAGCTGAAGAAATTCAAAAGAAATGGGCCCCTGTATTGGATCATGAAGACTTAGGCAAAATTTCTGATACTCATAAGAGATCAGTTACTGCCATGGTTTTGGAAAATACAGAAAAGGCTCTTAAAGAAGGTCGAGTACTTTCTTCTCAGTCACTACTTGGCGAAGCTGATGTTGCTGCAATTCCTGCAAATGCAACAGGTACTGCTGGTGACGGTGACGGAGTTGCAAACTTCGACCCAGTATTAATTAGCTTAGTTAGAAGAGCTATGCCAAATCTAATTGCATATGATATCTGCGGTGTACAACCAATGACTGGACCTACAGGTCTTATCTTTGCAATGAGAGCTAAGTTTGATGGCTCAGCAAACTCTAACGACGAAGCATTCTACAACGAACCAGATACTGGAAAATCTGTAATAGGTTCTCCAACTGGCGATGACACTGTTGGTGGTGAGCACGTTGGTACAACTCCAGGTTCTGCAAACAATGCTGAAACAAACACATACAACTTCCAAGCTGGTATGACTACAGCTGCTGCTGAAGCTGGTGGTAATGGTTCATCAAATGCTATTCCTCAAATGGCATTCTCGATTGAGAAAGTAACTGTTACTGCAAGATCAAGAGCGCTAAAAGCTGAGTACACAATGGAATTAGCTCAAGACTTAAAAGCAATTCATGGTCTTGATGCTGAAACCGAGTTGTCTAACATTCTATCTGCTGAGATCTTAGGTGAGATCAACAGAGAAGTTGTTAGAACAATTAATGTTACTGCTGCTCAAGGTGCTGCTGCTGGAACAACTACTGCTGGTACTTTTGACTTAGACACAGATTCAAACGGTAGATGGTCTGTTGAGAAGTTCAAAGGTTTAATGTTCCAAGTTGAAAGAGAAGCAAACAAGATTGCAAAAGACACACGTAGAGGAAAAGGTAATTTAATTATCTGCTCATCTGACGTAGCTTCTGCTCTTCAAATGGCAGGTGTATTAGATTACGCTCCTGCTCTTAACTCAAACGCTCTAAACGTTGATGATACTGGTAATACATTTGCTGGTGTACTTAACGGTAGAATGAAAGTCTACATTGATCCATATGCTACTGGTAACTATATGACTGTAGGTTATAAAGGCTCATCAGCTTTTGATGCTGGTCTTTTCTACTGCCCATATGTTCCATTACAAATGGTCAGAGCGGTACAAGCTGATTCCTTCCAGCCTAAGATTGGATTTAAGACACGTTACGGTATCGTAGCTAATCCATTCGCTGAAGGTACTGCTTATGGTATGGGTGGTCTTACTAAAGACTCTAACTTATACTACAGAAGAGTGTTAGTAAATAACATTATGTAATAAATCTCCATTAAGAGAGATGCAAAAATAAAATTGGGAGTCTTCGGACTCCCTTTTTTTTATTATAAATAATATTATGTCAGCATATACTAATCAACCAGACAACTTAAATTTCCTTTCTCCATTAGGATTTAAGTTTAATATTAAAAAGACACCGACGTTCAATCACTTTGTTCAATCGGTATCTATACCTAATCTCACATTAGGTACTGTATCAGTAGAAACACCCTTCGTAAGATTGCCGGTTCCTGGCGATAAGTTACAATTTTCTGAACTCCTTGTAACGTTTAGAGTTGATGAAGATATGCTGGCATACACTGAGATCCATGAATGGTTAGAGGCTGTTGGTTTCCCAGATAATTTTGATCAGTTTAAAGTTGTTGCACCAACTGCAACTGCTGGAGGAACTGCAAATAATGTTGGAACAGCTGGAATTATGACTGGTGAAGGTGTTTATTCAGATGCAACATTAACTGTACTAAATAGTGCTATGAATCCACGTGTAAGAATAAACTACCAAGATCTCTATCCTACCTCACTATCAGACACTACATTTAATGCATCATTAACAGATGTTGATTATTTAGAGTGTACTGCAACATTTGCCTACAAAAGATATAAAATCGAAAGAATTTAAAAAAACTGTGTACATACTATTAAAAATATAGTATAATGTATCTAAGACAGACAAGTATAAGGTTTATATTATGACATTAGATGATATCTATACAGAATGGGATAAAGATTCAAAGATAGATCAAACAGAGTTAGCAAAAGAAGCTCTTAAAATACCACAACTCCATAACAAATATTATAAGTTTTATAATAAAGAAAGATTGGCTCTTCGAAAACTAGAACATGACTTTAAATCATTAAAGCACGATAAGTATGAGTTCTATACTATGGGACCAAATGAAGATACACCATCTGACTGGGAATTACCACCTCGAGGTAATATACTCAAATCTGAAGTAAATCAATATTTAGACGCCGATAAGGATTTGATAAATATATCATTAAAGATTGGTTATGCTCAAGAAAAAGTTGAGTTAATCGAATCAATTATTAAATCATTGGTGAATAGAGGTTTTCAAATAAAAAGTGCTATTGATTGGGTTAAGTTTCAGAATGGATTGTAATGGACAAAATAGAA